GGTGTAGGAACTATTGCCGCTCGTGAATTTGGTAAATTTGAACAATCTATGCGTATTGCAACATCTGTCTCTAATGCGACAGAAAAAGAGTTTAGAGCTGCATCTGATAAGGCGATAGAAGTTAGTAAAAGATGGAATATAGCGGCAACAACTGTATCACAAGCATATCTATATCTTGGCCGGGCAGGATTGACAATGGGCGAGCAAATGAGTTCAATAGAACCTATTGTTACTGCATCCAAGGCCATGCTTACCGATCTTGAGTCAACTACTGAAGGTGTAATTAATATTATCAGAGCTTTTAATTACACTTTTGAGGACACAGCTCAGATTGTTGGAGAAGTCACATATGCCGCTAATAAATCTACGCAAAGCCTTGATGATATTCTTACCGCCTTATCTTATGCAGGAAAGCCAGCACAGGCAGCCAACACATCGTTTGAGCAACTTGCAGGAGCTTTAGCAGTAGCAGCTAATCAGGGAATTAGAGGTAGCAAGGCAGGTGTAGCCCTTCGGTTTGCCTTTACCAGCCTTATGCGTCCAACAAGCGCAGTTACAGATATATTAAATAAATATAATATACAAGTTTATGATTCCGAACAAAGAATGAAGCCTTTGCCTGATTTATTGCAAGAAATAGAGAAGGGATTAGCAGGATTAACTGAAAAACGTCGTAATGAGGCTCTTGCTACTATAGTTGGTGTTCGTGCTACATCAACATGGCTTGCTCTTCTCTCTGCTGGAAGCCAATCAGTAAGGGATTGGACTAAAAACATTAGTAATGCAGGACAGGAAGCCGAGAAGGTTGCTAAAGATCAGTTGGAAGCACTTCTTGAGAAATTTGGTCAATTTAAAAAAGGTATTTTAGCAGTAGTTTATGCTCTTGTTAATCAGTTTAGTCCTGAATTAAAAGGGGCTACTGATAAACTTATTGAATTGACGACCAAGACTGAAGATTGGATTAAGGCTAACAAGGACAATGTGAAGGAAATGGTGAAATCCATTGCCAATTTTGGGCTACTTACGGCTAAAATAGGATTGGCACTTTTAATTTTACCAAAAATCGTAAGTCTATCGTCATCGCTATTGTCGGCATTCACGAATCCATTTATCATCATTCCAGGAATAATTTATGGTCTATCAGTCATATTTCGTGAAGGTTTAGATCAGATGTTTAATGATTTGAAAGCGTTTATGAATGATGTTGATAACGCAACATGGCAATGGCGGCTAAAGATAGCAACTGCAATTGGGCCAGCGGGTCGTCTTGGTGCAGGTGCGGCAGCAGGAGCCATAGGCGGTTCATTAATTGGCCCTGTTGGAGCTGTCCTTGGTGGAATAGGTGGTGCAGGATTAACTGGATATTCCATGCTCAAGGAACATAAAATGGGGTTGCTTGATGATCAAGGAAATCCTATTCTTGGACGATGGCAAAATAACTTTAAACTAAATAAACCAAAATGGTCTGATTCTAAGGATATATTTAATAGATATATAGACATAGCAACTAAAGACGTTGATTTGGCTAAAAGTAAATTGGGTGATCTAACTACAAATGTACTATCACCGGAACAACTTGCTTTAATTGAAAAGGCAATGAAGATTTTTGATGATTTGGCCAACACTTTTGAAGAAATTGGCACAAACGCCGATGATACAGAACCACCTGTTAAAAAATTAGTAACTGTATTGGGAAGTCCTAAAGTAGACAAAGGGGATTGGGACAAATTTATTAATGCTTGGGATGATGCCAAGAATAATATAAAAGATTCGCTTTTGACTATACAGGAAACAGCGGAAGGAGTAGTCATGGGAATGACTAACGCTTTTGAGGCTGGATTTAGTGAAATGCTTCAAGGCGGATGGACGTTCTTGGATATGTTTAAAGATATTTTAAGAAGAATATGGAGCGCATGGGCTGATCTAATCGCTAAAATAGCGGTGAACTCCATAATGAGCAAATTGGGATTTGGCCAAGAAGACGCTATAACCTTTGGGAAAATTGGTGCGACATGGAAACAGAGTGGGGGACTGGGTGCCATTGGCAATTATTTTAAATATCGCTACAAAGGGTATGATACGAATACGCTTGGAGATTTTAATTATAACAGTATGGGTAAGATTGTTCCTCGTGACTCATACGGGAATAATATGGCTAAGGCTGTTCCTGTTTATGTTAATGTTAAGAATGAAATACAGGGGGCTGAGTTATCAGTAACATCAACAGAAACTTATTCTGATAGAACCGTTTTGAACGCTGTTTATAGACTTTCTAATAACAATTCTGCTTTTCGTCGTACATTCGTTAATCCTGGGGCAAAATAATGGCAGAAATATTCCCGACATTGACAGGATCATCAAAATCTCCACGTCCAATTGAATATATCGATACTCCTGCATATGATCCAACAATAAGAAGCCCAAAGGAGGCGGGATTTGCACAGACCAGATCAAGATATTCTAGAATACCAAGAAATTATAGAGTTGTTTTTAACGGTATAACTGAATCTGATAAGAACCTAATTAGAGATCATGAAATTGATCGTGGAATTGGAGGTGCCACATTTACTTGGACACCACCAGATAGAGCAACTACACTTACTGTCCGCTTCGCAATACCAGTTATATATACTCCTTTTGAAGAGACTAATTATAAATTTTGGAATGTAGAGATGGAATTGGAGGAAGTATAAATTGAAAATATTGCCTTCTTCTATCACAACTCTAAAGAACCAACTTTCCAGCAATGGCGCATATCTTATGTTGTTGGGAATATATTATCCCAATAACGTAAGTCCATCTGCCGCGTGGCAATACGTAAATGATAATTCTGATCTTACAATTGGAACTGGCTTAGTACCAGGGGAAGAGTATAGTATATGGTTTAGATCATCGTTCCAGATACAGCAAATTACAGAAGAAGTTCAGATGTCTTTACCCAAAATAAATCTAATACTTTATGAGCCTGAACCTATTCCAGAAATAACAGTCAATATTAAAGATGCTTTACAAACTTATGATGGCATGAGTGGAAGCACTGTAGTTTTGCGGCGTGTTTATAAAAGTCATGCAGGAGTAGTTACAGATATAGGAATACGACAAGAATTTACTGTTCTTGATGTATCGATGGAGGATACGGTAATTTCAATGTCATTAGGCATTGCCAATCCATTAGCGAAGAGATTTCCTCGTGATAGTTACGGGGCATTAACGTGTAGACATAAGTTTGGAGCTGGTTTTTGCCGATATTCCGGTGAATTATCAACATGTACACATACACTTGAAGATACATCTGAAGGGAAACCGGGTTGTCGTTCCCATAATAACTCATCGCATTATGGTGGGAGTCCAGGAGCAGCAGAAGGAATTTTTTATGATAGGTAATAATAATGGGTAATAGACAACGTCAGAATTGGAAAACCTTCTTAGGATTAGCTAGTACGGCACTATTTATGTTGCCCGGTGCTGGATTTGGAGCAACATTTCTTAAATCTTTGGCGGTTGGTGCTACAAATATACTTGTTAACTTTTTGTTGCCAATGTTGCCCGGAAAAGAAGATTCTCCTTCCTATTCATGGAAACATGAGCCTAATTCTGTAGCTAATTCTGATATTCCAATGCCGATTGTATATGGTAAAACACGAGTAAAGCCAGTAATTAAATCCAGACATATACGGATGAAAGGGACTAAACAATACCTTGACGTATTATATTCGTTCACCGGCCATAAGGTCGATGAGAGAGTAGTTCGTCCTTGGGAGGAAAGAGAACCAGGAAAACCGTGGGAAGTGGATGATGAAGTTTCTGATCCATTATATCCCGGCAGAACATATATTTGTGTTAAGTCACATTCCACAGCAGATAAATCTTTTTTATACAATACTAAATATTGGAAACTTGGTCATGGTACAGCGTGGAATGCTGGAATATCTGATATTATATTAGACGGTAATCCTATTGAAAGCTATGTAACAGCTACGCCGGATATATTTAACTTTGAAACCAGAGCCGGTACAGCCTCGCAATCATATATTGCTGGATTTGAGACAAGTTATGACAATTATCCACAAGGTGTAGTAATTAATACGCCAGAACCTACAATATCTTTTAATACAGCATCTATATTTTTAAAAGAACTTGAAACTGGCGGACATCAATATTGGATTGAATGGGAAGGACATGATCTACTCTATTTAGGCTCTTATTTTAAAATAGAAAAAGGGAAAACAACTTGGGCGATTTACCCCGGAGTTAGTTCCAATACACCATTATGCGTTTTATGGACATTAGGCGCAAGTAAATACACATTAAGAAGTATTAAACCTACAGAAATACCAGAAGGTTATCATCTTGTAACTTACTTTACAAGATTAATTCCAGAACCATCTACGAAACAATATATAATTGATAATTTTAAAACTTCAGCAATAGTTTTAAGTAATGTACATAATATTGAACTCATTTTTGATTTTCCGCGAGGATTATATAGTTTTGATTGGAATGATCAAGAGACAGAAAATGATACAGCAATAATTAAGGCTAAATATAGAGAAAAGGATAAAATACCAGAGGATAGTTGGCATCCATTTGAAGAGATATTGAATTGGGAAGAAACAGGTGTTAAAACAACTTATGATTTAGAAAATGGATTGAGCATAAGTGCTGACAAGACAGATAATTTTTCGGTTTCATGGTCGGCAAAGAATGAGGGAGAATATCTTGATCCTGATAAAAATTATGAAGTACAATATGAAGCAATAAGTGCTCATATAGTTGAAATTGCCAACATTGCAGGCGTGACCTATTCCCTGCCTGATAGCGACGGCGAATATCGCCCCCATACTTATCCCGGAGAGTGTTTAGTAGGGATAAAGGCACTTGCTACAGGTTATTTGCAGGGTGGGTTTGAAGTTACTGGTGTTGTTGAAAGAAGTACTGTGAAGGTTTACGATCCAGATTATGGATGGTCAGACAAGAATGCCAATTGTCATGCTTGGGCTGTTTATGATATACTTGTAAATGGATATATAAACCATCCAGAATACCCAAATATTACAAATGATGCAGAAACAATATTGCCGGTTTATGGATGTGGCGTTAATCCTGATCGCATTGATTACGATTCTTTTGTGGAATGGGTAGCGTATACTTATACGAATTTAAAGTATAGACTTAACACGGTATTTGATACTAAAATGACTGCTTGGGATGCCGTAATTCGCATTTGCGAAGAAGGGCAAGCCGCATTAATACCTATAGGAAGTGAATTTAGAGCACTAACTGACAGGCCTGTTCTTGAATCAGAAATTAATTCTTTATTCTGCATGGGTAACATTAATGAAGGTACTTTTAAGCAAGAATGGTTTGATATAAGCAAGAAAGCAAGAAGTATAGATGTATCGTTCTCTAATGAAGAAAGAAGTTATGATAAAACAAATTTTACAGTGCGGTCAGACGACTTTGACACTTCGGAAGAACAGGACAATCCTCTATCTATAACTCTGTATGGCACAACTAATTATCCACAAGCATTCGCCATATCTAAATATCGCTTGAATTGTAATAGTTTATTATCTCAGATGTGTTCGTTTGAAACAGATGTAGAAGCTATTAATTTGGATGTTGGCGATGTTATTCCTATTCAGCATGATATGCTTTGTGGTGAAGGTGGGCGTATCCTTGATGTTACTTATAATCTTCTGAAGAATCCTAGCTTTGAAGATACCACAATTTCCCCATGGCAAAGATGGTCTCTGCCTAGTATATGGGGTAAATCTGTAGGTCAGGTTAAATATGGCACTTATAGTATACACACAAGGTCAACCTCAGATAATGGTGGAGTGTTACAGACTTTTACGGTTAAACCTAATACTACTTATACACTTTCGAGTTGGGTGTATATGCTAAATGTTTATACAACTACAGCCACTATAAGGGCTATGACTCATGTAACTGGATTAGCTTATAGTAAAGCTTTAGCTGATAAGACTAAACTAAATGAGTGGCAACAAGTTAGCGTAACATTTACTACGGCTGAAGCCCAAACTACTGCTGCAGTTTGGCTTGGTGGTATTGGTGAAGCATATTTTGATGGCGTAATGGTTACTCCAGGCACGACAATTCCAGATTTTCTTACTGGAACTAAACTAACACTTGATAAATCTGTAACAGCTGTCGCTGGAAACAAATATGAATTACAATTGGCTTGTAGTAATGGCGAGCTTGAGGAAAAAAGCGGCATGACGAGTGGGAATGTTTCTTCTGATGGAACTATATTAACTTTTGGAGATGGGTGGACATGGACTAATTACCCTGAAAGATACGATCCTTACGCTTTCGGTCTAAAAGATGCAGCTGTTAAACTATTTCGTATTATGTCAATATCATCAAATAGTGATTATAAATTTGAAATATCTGCGATGGAATATGATGCAAATGTTTATAAAATAAACCCATCTGATGAAACGAGTGAAGCATGGACTTATGAAGGAGCGCAGAAGGTAGCACCTGATCTTAATGAGCCAATAATATCTCCATTTAACAGGGTATCGTCTATAGTTCTCAATGAAATTGTATCAAAAAACAGAACCACAGGAGAATATGAATCCAGCATAAATGTTAAATTTGTCCCTGAAAATGGTAAGTTAAGTGGTGAATGGATAGTTAGTTGGAGAGATGTTACAGCAAATGATGCAAAGATAGAAGGTGTATGGACTGATGATAAAACTGAGGGGTATAACATAAATGATGTTGTGGAATCTGATGGTGTTATTTATATTAGTGCTGAAAACGGCAATAAATCAACTCCATTTTTAATCGATTGAGAGGTGCGTTAATGATAGCCGGTGGAAATATAACATGGACATCTTCTTTATCTCTTCGGGTTTTTAGGACTACAGGAGAGATTATTGACTATGGAGTTGTGTCTATAAGATGTATAACTGATGATTTTGTAGAAATGTTGATTGATGTCTTACAATCTACAGATTCTACGTTCTCCGATTTTAAGTATCATGATTTTGGTACAGGAACGACAGTCGAAGACCAGACTGATACCGGTCTTGAAGCACCATGCGGCGATGCACGTGAAATTGGTTCACAGACTGAAGGAGCGACAGCTAATATCTATAAATCCGTTGCAACGCATACCTTTGGAGGAGCGTATACCATCACCGAGCACGGGCTGTTTAATGCGGCTGCGGCGGGTGTGCTCATGGATAGAAGCGTGTTTACAGGTATCGCATTCGGAGCAGGCGATAAAGCCGAAGCAACATACCAAATGACAATGAACGCGGGGGGCTAAATGCAACTACTT